GAGTTCTTCGGGGCCGGTGCAAAGCCGGAAATCGTGCTGAAAAGCACGGCTGCCAAGCTGACGGAAGACCAGAAAGAAATGATCCGCTCGGCCTGGGTGGACATTCATGCTGGCAACCGCATGCGGCCCGGTGTGCTGGGCGCAGGCATGGAACTGCATGAACTGACGATCAACGCGGAGGAGGCGCAGCTGCTGCAGGCGCGTCAATTCCAGATCGAGGACATTGCCCGCATCTACGGAGTGCCGCCGTTCATGATTGGCCACACCCAGAACACCACCAGCTGGGGTTCTGGCGTTGAGCAAATGGGTATCGGGTTTGTGAAATACACCCTGAGCCAGCATCTGGTAGATGCGGAGCAGGAGATTAACCGGAAACTGCTGCGCGCCTCGCCATTTTTTGCCGAGTTCGCCACCGCTGGACTGGAGCGCGGCGACATTAAAACCCGGAATGAATCGTACCGGATTGGTCTTGGCCGAGCCGGTGAACCTGGCTGGCTGACCGTCAACGAGGTCCGCGCCTTTGAAAACCTGCCACCGGTCACTGGTGGCGATGTTCTGGCGTCATCCGCGCCGACAGCTGGAGCCTGATATGAACCAACTACTGAGCCTGTACGCCCTGAACCGTGGAGCCCAGCATGTGTTCCGCGTGGAAAATGCGGTTTCGGAAAGCGAGGCCACAATCTACATGTATGACATGATTGTGGGCGATGACCTGACCGCAGAATGGTGCGGCGGCATCAGCCCCATGATGTTCCTGCGTGACCTGGCCAGCATTACCGCGCCCACCATCCACCTGCGCATCAACAGCCCCGGTGGTGACGTTTTCGCCGCCCGTGCCATTGAGCAGGCCATCCGCGACAGTGACAAAACCATCATCTGCCACATTGACGGCATTTGCGCCAGCGCGGCCACGTTCATTGCCATCGCGTGTGATGAAGTAGTGATGTCGCCCGGTGCGCTATTCATGATCCACAACGGCTGGACGTATGGCTGCGGCGACCGCCACGACATGACCAAAACAGCCACGTTGCTGGGCAAAGTGGACAGCACCATTGCCCTGAGCTATGCCACCAAGAGCGGCAAGGATCAGGCTGAGATTGCGCTGCTGATGGATGCTGAGACCTGGTTCACGGCGCAAGAGGCCTCAGCGTTTGGATTGATCGACCGTATTGCCGGTGAGGCTGATGCTGTGGCCCCTGCTGCGCCGCCCGCCGCGCCAGCTGCTGATCCGGAAGATCCTGCTGAAGAAGGCCCCATGGATATGTGGAACCTTTCGGTGTATCGCAATGCGCCGCGTGGTCGCAAGCCGAAGGCCCGTACCACTCCGCCGCCTGCGCCGACACCGCCGCCACCTCCGGCAGCAAAGGCCCCTGATTTTGCGGCCATGTCTCGCCGTTTGGCGCTGACCACCGCTCTGTAACCCTGTTTTAACCCGCCACACCCGCAATGTTGCGGGTTTTTTCATTTTGGAGATCCAAAACATGAAGTCGATCCAAGCCCTGCGCGAAGAGCGCAACGTCCTCGCCAAGCGTGTGCAGGACACCATGACCGGCAGCCAACAGCCCGGCGCTGCCTGGACCCCGGAAAACCAGTCCGTCTATGACGCTGACATGGCTCGCATTGACGCCATCAACGCTGAAATCCAGCGCACCGAGAAGGCGCTGGCTGCCTTGGGTGATGCCCAGCTGCAAGACCAGATCAATGCCGCTGTCCACAAGCCGCAATCGGCTGGCAAGCGCCTGTTGGCCAAGTGGCTGAAGGGCGGTGATGCAGCCCTGACGGCTGAGGACTGGACCCAGATCCGCAACACCATGTCCACCACCACCGGCAACCAGGGCGGTTATACCGTGCAGTCCGATGTGGCCTCTGTGCTGTTTGATGCCCTGAAGTACTACAGCGGCGTTCGTCAAGTGGCGACGGTCATTCAGACCGACATGGGCAACGGTTTGTCCTTCCCCACCAGCGACGGCACCAGCGAGACTGGTGAACTGATTGCCCAGAACACCACCGCAACTGCCGCTGACCCCACCTTCGGCACTGTGGCGCTGGACGCCTACAAGTTCAGCTCCAAGATCATTGCCGTGCCGTTTGAGCTGCTGCAGGACAGCAACATCGACATCGAGGCGTTCATCAATCGCCGCTTTGCTGATCGTCTGGGCCGCGTCACCAACACCTATTTCACCACCGGCAGCGGCAGCAACCAGCCGAAGGGTGTGGTCACGGCATCTACCCTGGGCAAGACCGGTGCCAGCGGCCAGACCACCACCGTCATTGCGGATGACCTGATTGACCTGGTGCATTCGGTTGACGTTGCCTACCGTTCGCTGGGCCGTTGCAGCTTCATGATGAACGACGCCACGCTGGCCGCGATTCGCAAGCTGAAAGACAGCGCCGGACGTCCGATCTTCCTGCCGGGTTATGACGGTTTGTCCGGCCCCATGGCTGACACCATCCTGGGCTATCCGGTGATCATCAACAATGATGTGGTGGTGATGGCTGCTTCTGCCAAGTCGATCCTGTTTGGTGATTTCAGCTTCTACTACATCCGCGACGTGATGCAGGCCGAACTGTTTCGTTTCACGGACAGCGCCTACGCCAAGCTGGGCCAAGTGGGTTATCTGGCCTGGATGCGCAGCGGCGGCAACCTGCTGGATGTGGGTGGCTGCATCAAGCACTACATCAACGCGGCCTCCTGATGAAGCCGGGGCGGGCGCTGGCCTGCCCCATTGGGTGGTGATATGGCCAAAGCAAAGAAACCCGAAACCATCCGCGCGGCGGTCCTCCGGGACTGCTACCGCGATGGCATCCGTATTCCGGCGGGCTCGGTTGTGGAGTTATCTGCGGCTGAGTTTGCTGACCTGTACAAATCTGGCGCTGTAAACGACAGCCCGGAGCAGATCGCCTACTTTGAGGCATCCGGACAATGAAACTGACCACCGTCACCCCATCCGCCGTGCTGCCGGTGTCGCTGGACGACATCAAGCTGCATTGCCGCCTGGACACCGACACCAACACCGAGGACAGCTTGCTGACCCGGCTGGCGTTTATGTCTGCCGAGCGCTGCAGCCATGAAACCGGCCGCGCCATGCTGACGACCACCTACCGGCTGGACGCCGACATCAGCGAAAAACTGTTGTTGCCGCGCCCGCCGTTTGTGGCCATCACCTCGGTCACGGTGACGGATGCGGACGGTGTGGCAACGGTGCTGACGGCAGACGACTACAGCCTGACCAACACCCGTCAGAAAACGCTGCTGACGATTGATAACCCTGGCAGTGGCGTCACGGTCGCGGTGATCTATACCGCCGGCTATGGCTCCACAGCAGCCAGCCTGCCGCATGCGTTTGCCGGCTGGATACTGATTGACGTTGCCACGCTGTATGAGCAACGGCAGGCGGTGACTGCCGGCAATGCCAATGCCATCCCGTATCCGTTTGTGGGGGGTCTGCTGGACGGCTACCGGGTGGACTACTGATATGGATATTGGCAGCCTGAACCACCAGATCACCATCGAGCGGCCCGCCGAAACGCGCGGCCAGATGGGCAGCCAAAAAAAAGCATGGTCTCCGGTCTGCACAACCTGGGCGCGGGTGCAGCCGTTAAGCGGCCGCGCGCTGGAAGTCGCCCAGGCGCTGCACTCGGAAGTGACCGTGAAGATCACCATGCGGTTCCGGGCTGATGTGGACGGCACCTGCCGGGTGACGTATCGCGGGCAGGTTTATGCCGTGCAGTACGTGCTGAACCCGGAGGAGGCCAACCGCGAGCTGCAGCTGTATTGCACCGTTGGGACGAGTGACGGCTGATGTCGGTCACCATGACGGTGTCCGGCCTGAATGAGCTGGAAGAGGCTCTGCTGGAACTGGGTAACGCAGTAGCGGGGAAGATTTTGTATTCCGCCCTGATGACGGCCGCCATACCCATTCAGGACACGGCCATTGCCATGGCCCCGCAGTCATCACAGCCACACTACCGGTACAAGCGGGCAAAGGCCAAGAAGATCGCAAAGACTGGTAATAAGGTTACTGACCGGTTCAACCGGTTACAGGCGCGTTCTGCCGCCCGTGGCGCAGTGGAAAAAACACTGGTGC